CCTTCCTGTGTGTCACCAAGCCCCACCTAAGGGGTGTAGTTTTTTTGAAAGAGGTAAAAAGCCATGTCAAGTGAAGGTATATACACCGAAAAAGAGCGAAATGAGCGCATTAAAAAAGAGTTGACCAGAATTAAATCGGCGTTTAAAGATTTAGATGAGTTTAGAATCGTTGCGCTTGACCGGCTGTTATATGAGGCGGCTTTCTTATCAACCACGCTTGATGAAACAAAACAAATGATTAACCGGGACGGGATAACGGAAAAATATACCAACGGGGCTAATCAATGTGGTTATAAGAAGTCAAGCGCTGTTGAGGTATACGATAAATTCATCGCGTCATATACAAAAATCATCGCGCAGCTAACAAAAGAGCTGCCTGACGCGGCGAGTAAAAACAAGGCGGCCGATGCTATTAACGACTTTTTAGAAGGCGAGTAAATATGAACTACCCGAAAGAATATCTAAAGGCAATTCAAGAGGGTAAAGAAGTTGTATCAATAAAAGTTAAAGCGGTATACGAACGGGAAGTTTCATGGATGGATAATCCACCTGAAAACTTTCCGTTTTACTTTGACGAACAAAAGGGGATGCGCCCGATCCTGTTTATTGAAAAGTTTTGCAAACACTCGAAGAGCAAATGGGCGGGCAAGTTATTAAAACTTTGTTTGTTTCAAAAGGCAAAGATACAACTTGTTTTCGGATGGCTTGAAAAAGACACGGGCAAAAGACGGTTTCGGCGCGTTGTCGATATTCGCGGGCGCAAGTGCGGTAAGTCTGCGGAAACGGCGGCCATTGCGATTTATATGGTTTGCGGCGACAAAGAGGGCGGCGCTGAAGTTTACTGTACCGCGAACAAACTCGACCAAAGCAAGTTGATATATAACGAAATTATCAACATGCGGAAACAGTCTATTCACTTTTTGGCGATATTAAAAAAGCGGGTTAGTGATATATACCACGAAAATTCAATGTCTTTTATTAAGCCGCTGACATCCGGGAAAATGGACGGCGTGAACGCGTCTTTCTTTGTACAAGATGAATTTCACGCGGCAAAAACAAGAGTTGTTCACGATGACATGATACAGAGTCAATCAATGCGGGAACAACCTCTCGCATGGCTTATATCAACAAACGGATTTTTAAGAAATCTGTTTTTCGATGATATATATGACGAGTGCTCCCATGTTGCTATGTGGGAAGAAGGATTTGAGAACTATCAACTGCTCCCGCTGATATATGAACTCGACAACCGGGATGAATGGGACAAGCCGGAATGTTGGGAGAAAGCTAATCCAGGACTTGGAACAATTAAAAGTTTTAAAACCTTGAAAGATAATGTCGAAACAGCAAAGCGAAACCCTAAATTCTTTCCAACGGTGCTGACAAAAGACTTTAACATCCCAGAAAACTCCTCCGAGGCATGGTTAAGATACGAGGATGTTGTTTATGATTGCCCGTTTGACATGGAATATTTGCGGCATAGTTACGCGGTGGCGGGTTGTGATTTGAGTTCGACAACCGATTTAACCTGTGCGACTTTAATCATTAAAAAGCCAAATGATGAAAATGTTTATGTGTTGCAAAAATACTTTTTACCGAAATCAAGAGTTGACGCAATAGAAAACACAAATAAAAAAGAAGCACCATATCTGACATGGGAAAAGCAAGAGTGGATAACACTTTGCGATGGCGCAACAATTGACTTCCATGCCGTAACACAGTGGTTTACTGACATGGTGAACACTTATGATATCCGTCCTTTATGGGTTGGGTATGACGCGGCGCTTTCCGGTTATTGGCGCGAGGAAATGGAAGGCGTGGGGTTTGAAATGGAACGGATCAGACAAGGGCCGTTTACATGGACATATCCCATGAAACAACTTGGCGGGCTGCTTGAAGAGCACAAAATCATATCAAATAATAACCCGATGCTGCGGATGTGTTTATTAAACACGGCATGCAAAACCACAAACAAAGACGGTATTAATTCAATTCAGCCCGTCAAAACAAGTTCTACAAAGCGAATAGACGGAACTGTTTCGCTGCTTAATGCGTTTACTTGTTATCTTAACCATGAAGAAGAATATATGGGCTATGTCAACTATCGGAAATAATAAGGTGGTGCAATATGAGATTTAGAAATGCAATAACTAAACTGTTCGGAAATGTAAAAAACTACCTATCTACGGCATGGAAAGAATTAGGAACATACACCTCTTATTTTTCGAGTTTTGGCACAGATATATATGCGAATGAAATAGTCAGGGCTTGCATAAGGGCGAAAGCAGAACACAGTTCAAAGAGCAATGTCAGGGTTTTAAAAGACGGGGATAATGAGCGTGTTCCGGGAAACAAGGCGCTTCAACGGATGATTCAATATCGACCAAACATATACATGAACGGAAAAGACTTTTTATACAAAGTGAGAACAATGTTAGAAATTAATAACATTGTTTTTATTTTTATTCAAAGGGACGCATTTGGAAAGTGTATAGGGTTATATCCCATGCCGAAAGCCACGCATGAGGCTGTTGATGTAGGCGGGGAACTCTATATCAAGTTTACATTTAACGGAAACGGAATAGTTACAACACTTTCATGGGAAGATTTAGCAGTTCTTCGGAAAGACTATAACGGTTCAGATGTATTCACAGACAGCAATGATGCCATATTAACAAGCCTTGACTTGTTAAACACAACAAATGAGGGTATGGCAAATGCTATAAAGTCAACGGCAAATCTCCGCGGCATACTTAAAAGCACAAAAGCAATGTTATCACCTGAGGATGCTAAGCGGCAGAAAGACCAGTTTGTTACCGATTACATGACGATGGCAAACGGGTCAGGAATTGCATCGCTTGATAGCACAATGGACTTTAAAGAGTTGAATATTCAACCGCACCTCGCAAATTATAAATCAATCGAAGAACTCCGTAACAATATATACAGATATTTTGGTGTTAATGAAGAAATCATAACGAGCAAAGCGAAAACGGATATGTGGCAAGCGTTCTATGAGGGACAGATAGAAGGGTTTTTGCTTGCCTTATCCCTTGAATTAACGAATAAAATCTTCACAGTTTCACAGAAAAACGCAGGATATGAAATCATTTTTGAGGCAAATAGGCTTGATTATATATCAATTGAAAACAAGCTCGCTTTTGTTGCTTTGGTTGATAGAGGCGCAATGACACCGAACAGGTGGGCGGCCATGTTTGGACTCCCACCGCAGGACGGCGGCGACAAGCCAATACGAAGGCTTGACACCGCTCCAACAAATCAAACGGCGGGCAGTGTAGACGATAACAATGCAGACGATAACAATGGAGGGAATAATGATGCCGATTAAAACAGACAGAGAGTACAGAGCTTTATTGCAACCACTATCAACGCAATCAAAAGAAAAACGGATTGAAACTGATTATTACATTGAAGGTTATGCAACAACTTTTGATACGCCTTATGTTATATGGGAATGGGACGGAGTGCAATATAAAGAAGTTATTGACAGAAACGCTTTAAACGGTGCCGATTTTTCAGACGTCATATTTCAATATGACCATCAAGGAATGGTTTTTGCGAGAAACACTAATAAAACCTTAATAGTTGAACCAAATACAACCGGTTTATTTGTTGCTGGAGATTTGGGAAAAACTAACGCAAGTAAGGATATTTATGATGGAATTTCGGCAGGTTTAATCACCAAAATGTCATGGGCGTTTACGGTATCAGAAGAAAGTTACAACAAAGATACTAAAACAAGAACGATTTTGAAGGTTAAAAAAGTGTATGACGTGTCAGCGGTAAGCTATCCAGCAAACCCTGACACCGAAATATCAGCGCGTTCTTTTATCAACGGAGTGATTGAAAGAGAAAAGCAGGAGTTGCTTGCGTTGCAAAAACGGTTAGAGTTGGCAAAAAAGAAGTATGAATTTTTAGGAGGTAAGAAAATTGAATCTTGATGAAATGAACCTTGAACAAGTAAACACAAGGCTCGCCGAACTTGACATTGAAGTGAGAGACGCTACATCGGTTGAAACGGTTGAGGCTGCAACCACCGAAAAGCAATTACTTGTCGAGCGCAAGGCAGAACTTGAAACGCTTGAAACCCGCAAACAAACCGCCTTGAACATTACGGCGGGAACTCAACCCAATATTAAAATAATTGACAAAACGGAGGACAGAAAAATGGAAGAAGTTAAAACCTATGGAGTGGACTCCCCGGAATACAGATCGCTTTTCCTGCGCAACTTGCAAGGAAACCTGACAGATGTTGAGAAACGCGAAGGCGAAATCATCTTGTCGCAAGTATCTGGCGCAATGCCGACAATCACACAGAACAGGATCATTGAAAAGCTGACGCAACTTTCACCGATTTTGGCAAGCGTTGACCTTGTGAATGTACCGGGCGGGCTGACAATCGCTATCGAAGGCACAACCGCAGAAGCCGCACTTCACACAGAAAACGCCTTGCTTGCCGGCGCGGCTGACACCGTAACAAGCATTACGCTTGGCGGTTATGAAATCATCAAGTTTGTTTCTCTTTCTGCAACGGTTAGAGCAATGACGGTTGATGCGTTTGAAAACTTTGTTATTGGCAAACTTACCAAAAAGGTAACAAAGAAAATTAACTACTACTTTATCAAAGGCACCGGATCATCCATGCCGAAGGGTATTGACTACGCCCGCACTTGGACTGATACCACAACTGCGGTGCAGTGGGCTTCTGCTTCTCCGTTACCCGCAGAACTGGCAGAACAAATGTCGCTTATGCCGGGAGAGTATGCGGCTGGTGCTGTTTGGCTTACCAATTGGACCACATTCTGGTCTCTTATTTTCCCAATTCAAGACGATAGCAAATACTCTATTTTAGTACAGAACAACGGCGTTTGGTATCTGCTCGGGAAAGAAATCACATTTGATGACAATGTAAACGCAGGCGATCTGTTCCTTGTTAACTGGTATGAGTGCGTTATCGCTAATCTGCAAAACGGAATCGCAGTTGACATATCAAAAGAGAGCGGATTTGCTTACAACCGTGTTGATTATCGTGGCGTGGCTCTGTTTGATTCTGACATTAAGGCACCTGAAGCTGTTGTTAAGGGCGCGAATGTACTGACAGCCGGTTAAGTAAACCGATTAATTAGGAGGTCTTAATATGGCGGTTGGTGCAGCTTATCTGACCAAGGTTAGGCGTGCAGTTCGCGTAAATTCAAGCGTTGAAGTAGACGCTGAACTAACAGATATTATTGAGGAATGCCGCCTTGACCTTGCAAATATTGGCGTAAGATACGACAAGGCAATAAGCGAAACGGACGCGCTCGTACTTGGAGCCGTCCGTTCCTTTGCCCGGTGGAAGTTCGGCTTATCAAATCCCGATGCGGAAAAGAACCGCGAGGATTATTTAATGCAAAGGGACGAAATGAGAAGGAGGGGTTCGTATTGCACTTCTCAGACAGAATAACACTAAGAGCAGTTACGAACTCAATCGACACGAAGGGTTTTAATGTTGAAACGCATACCGACACGGTGGTATGGGCTGACAAAGTAACCGCAAGCCAAAACGAGTTTTATTCAGCCGGCGCTAATGGGATAACTGTTAGCGCCGTTTTCATGGTAAATGCAGAGGAATACACAGGGCAGACGGAAATCTTGTTTAATGCCGTTGAATACCATGTTGAGCGCACATTCCAAAAAGACAAAGGTAATATCGGGCTCGTTTGCTCTACAAAGGCGGGATGATATGACTTGCGAGATGGGATGGGCAGACGGTAAAAGTTTGAGCGAGTTTGTCGATGAATTAAACTATATGGCTTCAAACGTTGCCGGAATAACCGATGAAGCATTAAGCGCAGGCGCTCAAATAATACTCGATGAAGCGGTAAAAACAACTGCATGGAAAGACACAGAAGGAAAAGGCAAGCATCTTCGCAAAATGATAAAGAAAAACAAAATCAAGACTGATAAAAAGGGGCAAAAATATATCTTGATTGGTTCATTTTCTCGTGACGCTTTTTATGCAAGGATGCTTGAATTTGGAACCACAAACATGGATGCTCATCCGTGGCTTAGACCCGCTTATGAACGAAAAATAGTAGAAGCGGTAGACGAAATCAAAAGACATGTAGTCGAGGCGATTAATAATGGACTATAAAACCGCAATCAAAACCGCGTTGGCAAGCATTGAAACCGCCGGAACGCCCGTGTCATTTATGCGATACACGGGAACGAAAAAGACATATATCAACTTTATGTGTTACAACGAAATGTGCGAGGATTATGCGGAGAATGAAGAAATCGCTTTAACTTATTATGTGCAGATTGATGTATTCTCGGACACTTCGGCGGTTGATACGCTCGCGGCGCAGGTTAAAACAGCAATGCAAGCGGCAGGGTTTACCGGATTTTCAATGCAAGATTTATACGAAAAAGAAACAGAAACATACCATAAAGCAATATCAATGAATATTAAATCTACAATTTAGGAGGAAAACAAATGAGTTCAATAGTTGGAGTAGAAAAACTCTATTATGCAAAACTACTGACAGACACAGCGGGCGCATTGACATTTGACACGCCTGTGTATTTGCCCGGCGTTCAGAAAATAGGATTTAAACCCAAATACAACAAGGCAATCCAATACGGTGAAAATAAGATATGGGATCAAGTCAACACATTTGACAGCGCGGATGTTTCCGTTCAGCGTGCAGACCTAACATCGGCAGAGCGTGCAGACTTGCTCGGACAAACAATCGCGGCGCTGGGCGGCGTGTTTAATTCAAGTGAGGACATTGCGCCTTATGTTGCAACACTTTACAAGGCGAATTTAGCAAACGGCGGTTTCCGCTACGGTGTGTTTTATAAGGGCAAATACGGACCGCCTGATGAAGATTATGCTGGCAAGGAGGGAAAAACCGACTTTCAATCCCCTTCTATTACCGCAACTTATCAGGCGTGTATACACACAATAGATGTTGGCGGCGATGCGAAAAGCCTTATTGAATACCATGTTGACACCACAGATGCAAATTGCCCGTCTGATATAGATGATACATGGTTTGCGTCTGTTGCCGTTCCCACGGCTGACACAGTAGCACCGACACTGACAAGTGTTCCGGCTAACAATGCAACAAATGTACTGGCGACTGCTGCGGTTGTTATCACCTTTAACAAGGCGATGGACTTAACCACGCTTACAGCCGGTAACTTCAAACTGGTGTCTGCGGCGGGCGCTCTTATCGCCTGCACCTTGACGGTCAACACACTTAATACAATCGTTACATTAACGCCGGGTTCAAGTTTATCCGCTGGTATTGTGTATTTTGCGATTGTTTCCGAGGATGTCCGCTCTGCTTCGGGCGTAAACCTTGCGGCGGCATCTTCAATCAAATTTACGGTAGCATCGTAATAGCAACATTAAACAACGGGGCGGGAAACCGCCCCATATTTTAAGAATGAAAGGACGCGTTAAAAGTGATAACTATAACACTTAAGAGGTTTATCGGGTTCGACGATGAAGGTAAAGAAAAAACAGAGGATAAAACATACTTTGCGCCATACTTAAAGGCGCGGGTTGTGCGCTCCGCGACTGAATTATACGAAAATCTTGAAGCGGGACGAGCAACAGTTAAAGACCTTGATATGATAGTCAATTTTGTTGTTGACCTATTTGGGAAACAATTTACATCGGATGATATTTGGGACGGGTTAAGTCAAGAGGAAGTAACGCCTGTTTTAATGGGTATAATCGCAAATGTTATAAACGGTGTTAGCGAGAAAGTGAACGCAATCCCAAACGCACCGGCGGAGTAGGTAAAAAAATTACCTATTCCGAAATGATGAAAGAATTTTATATTGACCGAATAAATACTGGTTGGACTTTGCCGGAAATCGACAATTCCGACTTTTTTTATTGGCTTGATTTAATGGCGTATATGGCGAAACAAAAAGAAGAAGCGGAAACCACAACGATTGACAACATTTTTTAGGGGGCGAAATCATGGCAGACGAGGCGATAAAATCATTAGCGGTAAAACTCGCCCTTGAAAACGGCTCTTTTAACAAAGGAATAGCAGACTTAAAACAATCCCTGAATGTAGTCAATTCGGGTTTTAAAGCGTCGGTTGCCGGTGTGAAAGATTGGGGCGCGAACATTGACGCGCTGAAAAACAATGCTTCGGCATTAGGCGATAAAATCACACTGCAAAAGCAAATTGTCGGCAAATATGCCGAGGAATTAGATAAATCTAAAAAGGCATTAGATGATAATTCCGCGAAAATGCTTGACATTAAAGATAATCTCGACAAAACCACAGCGGCATATAAAGACAGCGTAACCGCAACGGGCAAAAACTCCGATGAAACAAAGCAGTTAAAGGTGCAGCTTGATAGTTTAACAGACCAATACACAAAATCGGAAAAGGTTGTTATTAATAACAAAACCTCACTCAACAAGCTAACCACAGAATATAATAATGCAAAAGGTGAAGTTAATAAACTTGAAAGCGAACTGGAAGAAACCACTGCGGCAATTGATAAGCAGGCTAAGCGTTTTCAAAATCTCAGCACGCATATTAAAACTGCTGCGGGGCACATGGGGAGCGGGCTTGTTAAGGGCGCAAAATTAGCAACAGGTGCGATGGCAGGAATGGCAGCCGGAGTTGCCGGCGCTGTTTTAGGTTTAGGCAAGTTAATGGGTAAAAGCGCCGAAAGTGCTGATGTTATTGCCGAAAGCGCTGAAAAATACGGAAAAACAACCGACGAAATACAGAAAATGCAATATGTCGGAAAGGGGCTTGATGTTGAATTATCGACCATGCTCAAAGGTCAA